GTAACAGAGGTAAGGTTTTTTTTCGTGGATTTTTTTCCAAAAGCGCCTTTATATTGCCAGAAACGGCAATTATTATGTGCGTGAATCCCTGAAAGTAAAGAAATGCGGAAACTCACTTGGCACACCGAGCAGCGCACCGTGGACGACCTCCTCCCCTACGAATGGAGTAGCCTCCAGTGAACGTCCGCGACGCGGTCGCCAGCCTCACCGAGGGGCAGCAGAAGGCGCTCAACCGGATCCTTCGCAAGCTCTCCGACGGCAAGCGCCTGTCCACCTCCGACGTGGGGCTCCTCGGGTTCGACAAGGAGCGCTGCCTCGGCAAGTTCATCTGCGAGGCATTCGACATCACGCGCCCGACCATAAAGGCCTGGCACGTCGCCGGCTGTCCGCGCAACGAGGACGGCACCTACAACCTCCGCATGGTCATAGAGTGGCGGGTCAATCAGGAGGCTGGCAAGGTGTTGCAATCGCGCTCCAAGCGCGAGAGCCTCGAGCGCCGTAAACTCCAGAAGGACATTGAGATCAAGGATCTTCTCATAAGCAAGCGCAAGGGCGAGGTGATCGCCCGGGACGACCACCTGATGATCCTCGGTGCCCGGGCCTCGGCGCTCCGCCGGTTCTGGCAGGACTCGTTCCTGGCGAACCTGCACCACTTCGCGGACAAGTCGCTCACCCAGCTCAAGCCAGTGGCCGAGGAGTTTGTCAAGCAGGGCATGGGGGCCTATCTCAACGCCAGCAAGTCGCTGGAGCAACCATAACGAACGGAGGTACACCGTGAACAAGGACCTGCTCGCCAAGTACCAGGAGCGCCTGCGCAAGTCCGCGCCCGCGCTCTGCAACGCCCTCGGGGGCCAGGTGCTCTATTTGGCCCACGAGCTCAAGCCGTTCGGGGAACTGCCCCCGAGCGTGTTGGTGATCACGGATGCGTCCGTGCCCCGGGACGACAAGGAGGCACTGGCCCAGGCCAAGGTCGTGGCCAAGGCGCAGCGGGACCCGGACCTGGCGAGCCTGCTGCTTTACCGCGCGGGCACCACCGAGGCCGACGCGGTGCTGGAGCACGTGGGGGAGATCGGGACCTGGACGGTTCTGCAGGACAGGCTGCCGGAGGAGGCCCCGGGCCCGCTTCCGGCCGACAAGCCGCGCCGTCCCGGCCGGCCCAAGGGAAGCCGTGACACGAAACCCCGCTGCGCGCGAAAGAAAACCGTGGCCCAGTCGCCCGCCCCGCCCACAGGGCCGCCACCGCCGCCCGCGGCGCCGACCGATGAATGAGGTTCAAGTATCCCAAGCCCGACCCGGAGCAGCCCCCGCTCTACACCATCGAGGCGGAGCTGCTGCGGGTCCGCGACCTGCCCGAGCCCGCGCGGTGGGCCGAGGAGCACTTCCTTCTCAGCAGCGCCTACGCCCGCCCGGGCAAGTTCCGGGCCTATCCGTGGCAGCGCGAGCCGATCAACGCGGTTCGTGACCACGAGACGGTCATCCTGTGCGGCCCGACGCAGACGGGCAAGAGCTTGATCGCCGAGATCGCCCTGGCCTACTGCATCGACAACCTGCCGACCAACGCCCTCCTGATCTATTCGAAGAAAGAGGTCGTGGAGGACGTGTTCGTGGACCGCATCATACCTATGATCCGGGACATCCCGGTGGTCCGGCGGTACTGGGACGGCAAAGAGAAGTCGCTCACCCGTCAGAAGACGCGCTTGACCCACATGTACATGCGCGTGGCAAGCTCCCTGGTGCAATCCGAAGTGGCGACCTGGTCTTCGGGCCTGATCTACCTGTCCGAGGTCTCCAAATACCGCAAAAGACGCGGCTGGGACCCCGTGGAGGCGGCCAAGCGCCGCCAGGAGCCCTACCGGGTGCTCGGGCGGCACCGGGCCATATACGAGAGCTCTCCGCTGTTCTCGGGGGACTGCCTGGACCAGGAGATGCGGGCCCCGGGAGTGACGATCCGCCGCCCGCACGTCCCGTGCCCGCACTGCGAAAAATACCAGCGCTGGAGCCACCGCCAGGTGCGGGAGTTGCCCGGTCCGGACGGCGTGGCGGACCACGACCCCAACCGGATCCGCGAAAAACTGGCCGCCGTCTATCTCTGCGTCTTCTGCAAGCGCCGGATCGAGGAAAAACATCGTATTTTTATGGCGGAGCGGATAATATGGGCCTCCGACAATGAAAAAATCGACCGGAAGGGGAAAATTCGGGGCAGAAAACCGACAAAGGCGGTCGCCTACCAGTGGAACCGGTTCGTGGACTTCAGTTTTACGTTCACGGAGTGCCTGGCGCGGTATTTTTCGGCCCGGCGCAAGGGGATCGAGGCGGTGCAGCTGTTCATGAACGAGGACATGGCCGAATTTTGGTCCACGGTGCCCATCCAGGTGGCCGAGGACTATCTCCTGACCAAAAAGGCCGGGTACAGGCAGTTCCAGGCCGGGGACCTGCCGGACAGCGTTTTGGTGGTGCTGGGCGGGGTCGACACGCAGGACGACGGGTTCTACTTCGTGGTGAACGGCTATGGCCGGGGCATGAACAAGTACTTGCTGCGCTGCGGGTTCGTCAGGGTCCCAAAAGGCGAGACCGAGGAGAGCAAGGACCCGCGCCAGTTGGCCTACGAACGGCTCCGGGCGGCGATCTACGCCGAGCCGTTTCGCCGGCGGGACGGGCGGCAGCTGGACATGCGCATGGGGTTCATCGACCGCGGCGGGCACAGGGCGGACGACGTGGACTACATCTGCGAGCACATGCCGGAGTTCGAGCCCTACATCGGCCTGGCGCGGCCCGACCCGAAAAAACCCCTGGTCGACGTCTCGGCCGACGGCCGGCACTACAACGGGCAGACCCAGTCGCTGTCCGTGGAGATGGGGCGCCTGCTGGCCTCGAACCGGTTCCACCTGCCCGACGACATCCAGCCCGACTACCTGGAGCAGGTGCGCAACGAGTACATGGAGCCCAAGATCGACGCGTATGGCAACAAGCGCCTGGTCTGGGTGCGGATCGAGCCCAACCACTACCGCTCCTGCGAAAATTACTGCCACGCCGCGGCGCGCTATCTGGACCTGGAGAGCCTGCTTTTCGACGAGAGCACGGTCGCGCAGCTCGAGGCCGAGCCCACGGGGGCGGGGCCGCCGCCGGAGCGCGACGACCGAAGGGGGGGTTCCGATTATTTTAGCCGCCGGGCCCAAAAATGGTGGTAAGGTATTGACAATAATTGTCAAAGGTACTAATATTTATAATGCACACGGTCCTTTTTTGTCTCTGGAGGTGGGCATGGGAGCCGCTGAGATCCAGACCAGGGCGGTGGCGATCGCCGAGGGCGGATACCACGAGGTGCAGGCGGGCGACCGCAGGCACCGCCTGAGCGACGCGAGCAAGTTGTACGAGCTGAGCCGGCGCATGGCCGCGGACGACGAGGACGCGACCTACGGCGGCGTGATGGACGTGATTTTCCAGAACCCGACCTGATGAACTGGTTTCAACGAATCGGCGGACGTCTGGGCAACGCGTTCCTTGCGCTGGGCTCCCGCATCGGCGGGGACGAGTGGAGCCTTCCGCGCTCCCGCTCGTTGTGGGACACCATTGACCGCGTCTATGCCCAGCACTACGACGCGGCCTCCACGGTGCGCACCCGCGCGGACTGGGGCACCACGACCGACACGCCCTACAACGACCTCAAGGCCAACCTCAAAACCATGATAGCGCGGTCGCGCCAGTCGCACGACAACCACGGGCTTTCCCAAAACATCGACAACGTGTTCTGCTCCAACGTGGTCGGCCTGGGCATCCGGCCCGAGCCTTCGGTCAAGGACGGGGACGGCGAGCTCCTGCCCGAGGCCAACGCGCGGCTCGCGAGCGGTTGGGAGCGCTACAACGACCAGTGGGACCGCACGGGCAAGTCGACCTACTACGAAAACCAGTCCCTGGGCCTGCGGGTGATCATCAACAGCGGCTCGGTGGTGCGCAACACGGTGCGCTCGGTGCGGGGCTCCCACCTCCCGATCGCCAACCAGTTCGTGGAGCCCGACCGCCTGGACTGGACGCGCGACTGGTCGAGCACGACGCAAGCGGACGCCTCCCCGCGGGAGCAGACGCAGTTCGGGATCGTGTTGGACGAGTACGGCGCGCCCGTCAGGTTCTGGGTCGGCGGGATAAGCACGCCGTTCCCCGCGGACGTCATGGACATCCGGTTCGTGCGTCGCCGCCCGCACCAGTACATCGGGGTCCCCTGGAAGGCCCCGGTACTGCGCCATCTGTGGGACCTGGACAACCTGCTGGAGGACACGTTCATCTCCTCGCGCATCCGCGCGATGATCGCGCTGTGGGTCAACTCAGTCGACCAGAACAAGCTGCTTGCCACGCGCGACTCGTCCAACCGCCTGCAGTGGGAGCCCGGGCGCATCATGTCCACGGCGCACAAGCCCGAGGTCGTGGAGAGCAAGGACAACCTCAACGAGACGTTCGACCCGCTCACGCGGTTGATCTCGCGGTTCATCGCCGTGGGCACGGGGCTGTCCTACCAGGTGCTCACGCGCGATTTGCACGGCATGAACTTCGCCTCTTCGCGGGCCAACATCCTGGAGGATAGGCGGATGTTCCGTTCGATACAGACGTGGTTCGTCAAGGAGTTCTGCCAGCCCGACTGGGAGCGGTTCGTGTTCTGGATGTTCGCGGCCGGGCACATGGCGCCGCTCACGATCACGGACTACAGGCGCGACCCGTGGCGCTGGAGCCAGTGCCACTGGCAGCCGCCGGGCTGGGCGTGGGTCGACCCGGCCAAGGACGCGCGCGCGGCGATCGAGCTGCGCAAGAACAACATGCTCACGCTCGCGGAGCACTACGGCGCGCAGGGCAAGAACTGGCGGTCGGAGCTCGCCCAGATCGCGGTCGAGAAAATCTACATTGCGGACCTGGAGCGCGAGCACGACGTGGACATGTCCGTGGCCGCGCCCGCGCCGGGCGGCCCGCAGCAAAGCGACGACATAG